ATTTCAAAGCATTTATAGTTTGCAAATCAACCTCTGTTAAATTTTTAAATTTATTTGGAATAGGCATTTCGCCAAAATTATCTAATACCTCTTTAGCTATTTTATTATATTCTTCATTGATAATTAAATCAGCTTCCTCCAGGAATGTTGATTGAATAACTGCTCTAAGTCTGGGTTGTAATTGTATCGCTATTCTTTGTGATACTAATTCACCTTTTGTTGCTCTTGTAACTTCTTTTATAATATCTCTTTCAAGCGTATATAAAACATTGATTATACGCTCTTCATGTTGATCTGCTAATTTATCTAAAATTTTTGACATTATAAAGGAAAGTCTTTTTTCCAAGCCTTGATTGACCAGAAAGCAGGAGATAAAGATTTTTGCCCTTTTACTTGCTTTAGAACACCACCCATTCTTGCCAAGAATGATTTTTGTCTTGCAGGAATACTTTTTTTAATTTTCATATTTGGGTCGCCAAATCTTACTTTTTTAACATTATCTGTTTTTCTATCTCTTACATAAACAGCAAACTTTTTTGATTCACCTGGAGTTCTAAAAGGTTTATTTAACTTTACTGCTCTTCCTCTATACTTTGCCATTATCTATCATCTAATCTTTCATTTGTAATCATGCCACAAGCTGGGCATTTATAAACATCTTTTAATTCTGTTTTTTTCAATGCCACCTTACATTTGTAACATAATTTAATTTTTTCATGCTGGTCCACCATATTTTTTGCTCTTCACTTTTTTTCCTTTGAATTTGCCAGACTTCCTAGGTAATAAACCTCTCGCTACTGCACTGGCTTTTTCTGTAAATCCTAATTTCTTTTTTTTTCTAATTTTTTCTTTTAATAAAGATAAACTAGGTGCTGACATTATTTTCTCTTTCTTTTTCTTGCACTTGCTCTCTTGATAATATCTTTATCAAATGTTCCAGACCTACCACGGCTTATAAGCTTGTTTACTCTTGCCATAGCCCATTGATTCATGCCAATGCCCCTTCTACTACCGCCAGATAAAAACGCCCCCTGCCCCCTTCTAAAAGAAGCCTTGAGGTCTGTTAAAGTAAATAATTTTGATTTTTTTGCTTTGGTTTTTAAAGTTTTTAAAACTTGTGCAGATAAAGGTTTCCTAAATTTACTTGCCATTATGCCCTCGTTCTGCTTCTTAATAATGATAAAGGTATTTTTGCACCAGATTTATATAATGAACTAACTTGTTTTAATAAACTAGCCCTTCTCCTTTTTCTGCTACCCTTCAAACCAGATAAATATTTTTTTGGTATGTTAGTTTCTTTATCCCTGGGTACTTTTCTAACTTTACGTTTCTTCCTCGCCAACTGTTTGCCCTTCTACTTCTGTTGTCTGAAATTGACCTCTTACTGCTCTTGTATTATCTATTTCCTCATTAATTGTTTTTATCATGTCATTATCATCTATTACTGCTTGAGCAATTTGTTTATCTAATTCTTTGTTAAATGTTTCTGATTTGATACCACTTGCTTTTGCTATCTGTAAATATTGCAAATCATTCGCCCAATCTCTTATGTCAAATGTATCTGGATAATTTATCTTCCCATCAAATTCTTTATCTTGCCACATTGCAAACAAACTCCATATTTGTTCCTCTGCATTTTCAAGATAATCTGCCTTTTCTGATAATCTAGCATTTAACAATTGAAATTCTGTCTGTAATGCAATTCCACTAGCTATTTGTGAACCAGTTGCCCTTACACTACCCATGTGAGTTATTCTATCAATGGCATCAACTTTGTTTTGAATACATTTCATTATACCATCTAGGTTTTGTCCGCTTGGTTGAATAATATAAGGTTTTAAACTTGCATCTAAATCCTCTGGAACTTCTATAATTGCTCCTGCCCCTGCACTAGCTTCAACGTTAGGTGTTTTAACTAAACTTGGGTGGTTTGCTAATCTAATTAACTGTTCTTTTTCTGAATAATCGTTATAGATAGATTGCTGTAAATAAGCTACATCTGCTAAATCAGATATGCCAATCGGTCTTTTAGCACCTCTCAAATTATACACATTTACTGCTGGTATTTTACCCAGGGGGTTAGGTATTTCTTCTATTAACCTAGCATCACCCTCTGCATAGTCTTTTGTATACTCTTCGACCTCAAAAGTGCTTATTGTTTCCTCTGTAAATACTTTTATGATTGCTCTTTCTTCATTTATATCCTCAACAACCATCAACATATCTAAATAAAATCTACCACTTGTAGACCTACTATAATTCCAATTTACAACATTTTCTGGTGTTAATATTGAAATATAAGGTCTTATGTCTTGTTGTAATTCTTCTGCTCTAGTATTTGCATTTGATTGCGGTTTGTCTACGATCACCCAGCAATTACCATAAATACTTGCATTCATTTGCACTTCTCGCATCACTGTATTAAATGAGCGACCATCTAAATCAGCATCAGCTAGGAATGATGCTAATTGTTCATCACCATCTAAACTTCCATAATCTCTTGTGGGTGGTACTCTCCATAAAAAACTTGTATATATTTGAACAACATTTTTGCAGTGATTATCCAGGGGAGTGTGCATAACTCTTGCATCATATTCCTCTGGTGATTCTAAAATATATCTATGAAGATAATATCCATTTTTATAATCATTCCCTCCAAGGTAACTTCTTATATAGAACTCCCAGTTTGCTATATTTGCGTTCCATAAATTATGTTTGCTTGTTAGAAATTCTCTATCCATTAACTCCACCTTTTCTGTGGGCTAGACACAAAATTCCTTCTTAATGGAAAATTATATTCTATCAAATAACCTAGTGCATCATTCATGTGATCATAGCCACTTTCTTTATCTGGAATATGTGTGCCCTCTTTGTATATCTGTCTTTCTAAACTTTTAATGACATTCTTGCAAGATGATACAATAAATAAATTATTTTTGCCATTAACATTTTTAAGTTTTGAATTTACTGCATTTATTCTATCTCTCACCAGTGGTGCAGTATTTTTACATCTTACATCAAATCCTGCATTTTTCAAAATAGCTAAATCTGTTGTGCCACCAGCAGAAGTTTTTCTTTGTCTTGCACTTGGGTCTGGATAAACAATAATATTTTTATTTTTATATCTGTTTTTTATTTCTTCACACATTTCATTTGTATTTGAAGAATATATTTGTATTTCATCAATAACCAGGACTTTCTCACCTTCAATATTGCAAACTACTGCTGTCATTGGGTCTACATTGAAATCTAATCCAATATGCAAAAACTGAAAATTTTTATTATATTTTTCTATAATATTTTTATCTCTGCTAAAATTGTAATATATCATACCAGAATAATTAACAAACGTAGCTTCATACTCTTGTTGAAATGTTCTTAAATCCAAATCTTGTTTAGCCTGTTCTATTTCATCATCAGAAACTTGCCCACCTTCAAGTGTTGTATATTTAAAAGATTGCCAATCATTGTTTGTTTCACCTTGTTTAAATAATTCATAACTCCAGTTGCCAAATCCTCTTGGGCTTCCACAAAATAAAGCATGTCCTCTTGTATCAGATAAAGTTGGTCTTAATACCTCGTACCATGCTTGTTTGTCGATGTCTGCGAACTCGTCCATTACCAGGAAGTGTAAACCAACACCCCTAAGTGAATTTTCATTGTCTGAACCTCTTAGAGATATTTGTGAGTTATTTTTTAAAGTTAGTGTTAGATCACTATGATTTATGCTTTTAACCCATTTATGATATATCATCTTTTCTTTTAATACAGACCAACATATAGCCTTCGCTTGTCTATAACTTGGTGCAACATACCAAACTTTTTTATTAGGTTGACTTGCGAACTTTGCTAATTCATTTATTGCCAGGAATGTTTTTCCAAATCTCCTTCCAGTAATTAAAACTCTAAATCTTGATTCATCTTCAATTACTTTTTTTTGTGGTTCAGTCAAAGGCATTATTTTTTTGATCTATTTAATTTAATTGATCTAATTCTCAAATTTTTTACTCTATTATCTCTTGGGTTGCCATTTTTATGGTCAATATCTTTACCTTTTATTGCTTTTGCACCTCTTATTTTTTTCATAATTTTTCTTGCTTTGTTTCTGCTTGATCTATTTTTTATTTGTTTTGGTTTTGAATGATAATCTTTATACTCTTTTTTATAATCTCTCATTAATCAGCAGACCACACCAATGGTTCTTCTAATTCATTTGTTTCAATTCTATCTTGTTGCCCTAGCATATTCTTTCCCAGGAATATTTGCATTGTAACATTGCCTTTTTCTGCTGACTTCCATTGCAACTGTCTTAGCCTTATTCGCTGTTCTGCCCTTCCTTTTGTCAAAAATTCCGAATAACTCTTTTCCAGGAGGTCTGCTGAACAACCAAAAAATTCAGATATTTCTTTATTAGTACAACCTAATGCAGATAGCTTTTGAACTTGCTTTGGGTCAATATTATACTTTTTAGGTCTTGCCATTATACACCTCTAATCGGTATTTTTACTATTGGGTTAATATCAAACCCTTTACTTGATTTATCTTCTTGTACTATTTCTTTTCCCCATTTTTTTTGAAATGCTTTTATCTGCTCTTTTTCTCTTTCCAATGTTCTATAATCAGCACAACCACCAATATTGCCATGGTCTTTCTTTGTTAATGAATATTGATTGAATCTTAATATTTGTCTTTCATCATTACATATTTGTATGCAGAAATCGTAATCCTCTTTCAAAGGTAAGTTTGGGTCATATCTATGTTTGCAATTTATTAACCCATGAAAAGAACACGATATATAACTTGTTGTGCTAAATGGTGTATATTCTCTATAACTCCCCTTATCACTTGCAGGATTTACTCCAAATAATGAAACTCCCCAACTTTTTGCTAATTCAAACATTATTTCAATATGTTCTAGTAATCTTTCACCATTTAATTTTATTTGTTTGCAATTTTCCCAATAATTAAAACTTTCAATATCATCATCTATAAATAATATTTCATTTCTTATATTTTGATCTAGTAACCAATTTCTTACATTTGGAATATTTCCCCTTGTTGAATCTGGTAAAACAATTACTTCAAACCCTTCTTTTCTATATTCTTCTGCTTCAAACTCATGTACTGCATAACTTACAGATTCAATCAATTTATGAGTTTTTACACTTTTTGCCCTTTTATAACTTGGTGAAATAATCCTCATTTATTCAACTCTGTTAAATATTTTGCACCATCTAAAACCCTTCCAATACCTTTGCTCCAAGCTTTCCCATTTTGTCTTTTACTTGTTACTGTCTGTAAATTAAAATGAGTTTGTGCAGAAAGCCAATCAATATCATTTTTAAAAACTAAAACTACATAGTTATTTGTTTCTCCTATTTCTTCCGAAAAAACAATATCTGCATCATCTTCTGGTTCTGGTTCTTCTAATAACTTTTCTAATTCGTTTTCTTCAAAACCAGTTGAACTTAACAACCCTTCTAAATCTAACAATTCTCCTTTTAATAATTCTTCGTCCCAGGAACTATCTTCATTTGTTCTATTATCAGCCAATCTATAAGCTTTTGCCTGGCTTTTAGATAAATCAGCAATAGCAATTGGAACTTTTTTCAAACCAAGTTTTTTTGATGCCAATAATCTAGTATGCCCCACAATAACAACCATATTTGAATCAACTACTATAGGTTGTTGAAATCCGTATTCATTTATAGAACTTGCAACCTTATCTATTGCTTGGTTTTTTCTTGGGTTATTATGATAAGGAATTATTTTATTAATGTTAATTTGTTTTACTTTCATTTTCTAATTCCTTTTCTATTTCTTTTTTTGCCAAATCTATTTCCTCTTTTGATAGATTATTTTGTAATGCAAAAACTAACTTCATTGTTTTCTTCATTTCTGTTTCGCTAGGTGCTGTAATTGCAAGTTTTAATCCTAATTTTAAAGCTTCAAAATCATTTGAAATTTGCATTTTTTTCTCCATTTTACATTTAAAGATAAACCTTAATTAATCCAAATCCTTAACAAATTTAATATTAGCATAATTTTTATCGCTTGATGTCAAACCACTTGGTATAATTAAATCCTTAATTTGCCTATTTGATCTCATACTCAAATAAAATTCCATATACCCCCTTTTTTCTATCTTTCCATCTTTATCCTTATCAGATAATTCAACTGGTACATCTTCGAATTTTTCTTGATCTAAAACTTTAATTTTTCTTGCTTTGTCTCTGGTTTTTTTAAATAATTTTTTTAACTCATAATAACTATGTTTAATTTTATTATTTCTTTTCATTTATATATCTTTCTTTTTTTCAATTGTTCTTTTGTGCATTTACATTTTTCTTGAATACCTTCTCCACTAAAAGAAAGCGGAAAAATCATAGCATTACAAATTTGACAATGTATTGATTTTTTTAAAAGAGCAGGTCGCATATCAATCAAATAATATATTTTTTTCATAATAACATCTCTAATTGTTGTTCATCATTTTCAACAATATTTTTATTTTTACTATGGATTAACTTTAAAACATCTTTTTCACTTAATTCACTTTTTCTGATTTGATTATATAACTTAGGATTTATATTTTTTACTTCGAATAAAATAGATTCGTAAATATCGTCCATTTTTTCTTGTTCTTCTGGTGTCAATCCATTATCTAAAAACATTAAATCCAACCTTCCATGTCTAAATATTTATAAGCATCTTCTCTGCTTATATATCCACAATCTACTGCTTCTTTTACATCATAACAATTTTGCCTAGCATATTTTTTAATCCAAGCACTAGCTTCCTTCTTTTCAATAGCATCTTTAAAAACTTTTATTCTCATTGCTAATTGATCTATTTTTTCATTATTTTCTTTTTTTGGTTTTTCATCTAAATACTTTTTTGCAGATAACCAAAAAGCAGGTTGTTTAGCAAATTGTTTATCCTCAACATTATTATAATATTTATTATACATATCAGCTAATTGTTCTGGTTTTTCTAACCATTCTTTTTCTAATCTAATATAATTCTTTTCTGCTGTCCCCTTGCTTACTTTATTAACTACTAAATCCCAAAACTTTAAAAATTGAGGAGTATAAGTAACCTTATTTTTAGTAATGGTATAGGTAGTGGTAGGGGTAGGGGTAGGGGGGTTTTGTCTAGGTTCTAGTCTAGGTTTAGGTCTAGGTTCTATGCTAGGTTTTTTTGGTCTTCCACCTAACTTGCCATTTTTCTTTGAAGCATCAATTCTTTTTGTAATAAATAAATATTCCTGGAGTTGTCTTTCATTTTGAAAATGTTCGCCTACCTGGATAAAAAATTCTTCAATTATTAAATCACAACTATTTTTTTCACTTTCTGTTAAACAACTACCTATCCTATAGTATGTCATACTATCGCATGGTATGCCACTGCATCTCTTATTCCAATTATAACAAAGTAATCTAATATATATCCCTAGTTGCTCGTTTGTAAGGTGCTGAGTACCCGCAACAAAATCTTCCGTAAAAAGATACCAGGCTTTTAATTTGTCCTTAGGCTTCGAATTTTCATCAATTATTTCTGTTTCTTCAATGTTCATTTTGATCTCCATAATCTATGTATAACCCCTTTAGGCAAAAACCTAAAGGAGTTTTTTGGTTTAATATCCCCAAACTTCTTTTCTAGCTTGGAGCACTGTTTCTTCTTTCCAAATCCAATTGTCTGGGTTTGGAATAAGTGAGTCTTTTACATCTCCAGGATTATCAACAGTTTTTAAATAATTAGCCATTACCTTAATAATATGTTCGCATATTTTTAAAGGCTTCTGGTAGTCTTCAACTTCCAAAGCACAATATTCAGCATTTTTTGTCTTTGTAGGAGTTTTTAAATACCATAATATTTGCCTGGAATTTGTAGCCTTTTGATAAATAGCTTGTTGCATCTGGTGTGATATACTTATTGAAGAAGGCATAATTTTAGAAGTTTTTAAATCTATATAAAAATCCTCTTTTGTATTCTTATCTTCAAAATGAAAATCAGTGAACCCTATTAATGGAATACCTTCAATTTCTAAATCTATCTTTTTTTGATAATTTAGCAAATCCCACCTAAAAGCATAATGTTGAAAAGTCTTTGCACCTATCTCTAACAATGGTACTAAATTTTCTCTTTCATCATCTACTTTTGGGTCTGTAATCCTGGAACAATTTTCATTATATTCCTCAATCATTTTTTCAGAAGCATCTTCAACTGACATTCCATTAAGAAACATATTCAAACCAGATTCAACTGCTTGACCCCTTACTGCTGATGCACTTGTTGGAAACTCATATCCAAAAATTCTTCTTAAAGCCCATCTTTCTCTGTAAAAAGCAAACTCATTTAAATGACTAAATGATAGGGGCAGTAAACTCTTACCCTCACCATCAAATTTTTTAAAATGTTCAATCATATTTTACTTATCCAATTTTCAAGATGTTTTTTATTTTCTTCAATTTGTAATTTCAAATCAAAGCATTGATCGTGAACATTACTTGTTCTGCCAAAATAAATTATATATTCATTGATAGCAAAAATAGCTCGGTTCATAATATCAATTTCTTTTTTATGTTTATGAATAGATTGTTCTTTAATTCTATCATCTTCTTGAACTTGAATTTGTAATTTTTCTTCACTCATTATTTTATCTGACATTACTAGACTCCTTTATCAAAACATATTCAGCAAACCTCTTTCCATTTTCGTTTGTCATATTGTTTGTAATAATTTCATGTCCTTCTTGTCTTAAAACAAATATTTTATCTGCCAACCTGGTGCATCTATAGGTTTGTATAGCTTCCCAGGAGGTTATAGTTTTATTTTTCTTTAAGTGAGATAGTACTATTTCTTTTTGTGATTCTGACATTTTAAATCCTTTCTATAAATTTTTAGCCAGTTCTCTTTCATTAACAACCTTTGTTCTTAGGTCATCTCTGAAAGCCTTAAAGGTTTCAAACCTAATCTTGGCTTGATTCCTTTCTTTAAGTGTCTTTTGGTATCTATCAAAAAACTCCTTAAATTTATTATCAGAGTAAATTAATCCATTTAACTCTGTCATGTTTTTATATTTGCCATCTTTACTAAAGTAAATCGTCAATTCAGCAATAATCATCTTTTCTTCTTTTTTCATTAATTCAACTGCTGTATCATAATCTGCAAATTTTAATCCCAGGGATTCTTGTTGATAAGATAATTTGCTTGGGTCAAATTCTATTGTGTAAATATCAGACATCTATGCCATACTCCTTATATTTTTCATCTAATCTTGCTATAAGCTTTTTCACTTGATTCACACCAATTTTAGAATTAATCCAAAAATCAATTTTTTCTTGTCTATCATTCTTAAATTTTGCCATGAGTATTTTTTTAAAATCTTCATTTAATGATTTATCTGAATGAGCTTTGTTATGGCATAATCTGCAAAGTGGAAATAAATTATCAATCCTATTAAGTCTATTGTTTTTCACTCCACCCATGCCCTTCGGTATTATATGGTGTATATCAACTGCTTGAGCCTTATTACAATTCCAACAAGTGGGAATATCATTTTCATGGTATCCCCAAAAGTCGGCGAAAAGCTTTTTATAATTTTTTAAGGTTTTCATTAAAAGCCTTTACTGCATTTTTTGTAAGTGCTTCAATGTCATTTACTGAAAAATGTCCAGAACCCATTGAACGACCAACAACGCCAGTAACAAATATATCTAGCCTTTGAGTATCGCTTTTACTCATACCATTATTAAAATTATTTGATTGTTGTGGTGCCACATTATTGACAACATTGCCAAGTTGTTGTGGTGCATCATTATTTTGCTCACCTGGATTTTTTACAACCTCAACATCTTTTATATTTGTGTATTGATTGCCATTTGCTGATGTCTTAGTGTTGATAATTGTATAATTGAGCGCATCACCAGAAACTGGCATTGGGTTCATCTGTACACCTCTATAGTACAATCTAGTGCCATCTATTAAATCAAAAGAATAATTAGGCACTCCATCTTTTGAATTATCGTAAATTTTATCTATTATATTCATTATTTTATCCTTATTATTATTTGTTAATTACATTATAGCCACGACCTTCTAAACACCTATTAATAAAGTCTTTCCTGGTGTTCATTTTTGGGCTTAGCCACAACACTTTCCATCTTAGATTATTATAAATGGTTTTTCCTATATCAACACCAGTATTTGTCTGATCTTCAACAAGGCTTTTGCAAGTATAATAATCATCGTGAAATCGGTTCATATCACCTTTAATATTTGCCGATGACTTCCCCCTGCTATCAACTATTGGCATACTTGAGCATGAACTCAATGCACCCATGATTGATAACATAAAGAAACTTTTTTTAATTGATTGTTTCATCTTGATCTCCAAATCTTCTTTAATTTATATTATTCTTATTGGTTTGTCTAAAAAAAGAACATGAATAAACAAAAACCAATTGTTCCAAAAACTAAAAACTCTAAAAGATAAACACCATAATTTTTAAAAAACTTAATCATTTTTTCACCTTTAATTTTTCTCTAACCAAATCATTTAAATTTTTTCTTATTCCATAATAGAGTTTTAATTCTGCTTGGTATCCTTCTTTTTCTAATTGTTCTTTTTGAACTTCTCTAGCTTTCACCAGGATTTCTGTATATTGTTTTAAAACTCCATAATATTGTGCAACTGAAATATTCAGAACCCTAACTGTGTAGAGTTCTGTATTTCCAATTTTTGTAGGTTCATCAATCATTATTTATCCCCTTTAATTTTTTCATTTAATTGATTTTCGTAATATCTTTTTTCCCATTTTCTAATGCAATCTTTAGAATTTACGATATGACAAATGTTGTCATAATCGCCACAATTTTTGTGTTCTGTAAAATAAGCTGTATTACCAACACCAGAAAATTCAAAATCACTTGAAATAAGAATAGCATTACCATTGTCATAACCAATCATGGCAATCAGTTTGTCATCATCTGTTCTTAGAACAGCTTTCTTTTTGTAGTCTACAACCATTCCCCTACGATTATGAAAACCACCTTTGTTGACCTTTACCCATTCAAGGTAAACTTTGTAATCGCCTTTTCTTTTGCCTTTTACTTTCTTTGGAAAATAATTGACAATATCTTTGCCAAACAATTTTTTTGCATATTGAGTACCAAAACAATCATCATTATAACAAGATGCTCTTTTGACCTCATAAGATAATGTTTGTTTTCTTGGTGTACCCCATGCTGAACAAGTATAGATAGCATCTGATTTAGTCATTATAGATTCTCCATTAAAACATTTACTTCTAGGATAGTGTGAGGGGGTTTTGAAATACCATAGATTGCAACTCTTGCATTTGCATCTATCTCTTTCATAATTCTGTGAAATCTTTGGGCTTCTTCTAAAGAAAAAAACCAGGTCTTTTCATATTGACCTCGCCCAAGGAATTTTGTGACAACATATTTGTGAATATATTTTTTAAGATAATTATCGTAATCTTGTGAATTTTCTATATTTTGCATTTTGATCTCCGTATTATTATTATTATTATTTACTCTATAAACCCAGCTTAAAGGCTAGGTTTATAAAGGTAAAGTTATTTATTACTTTTTTTCTTCAACAAAGATTTTTAATATCTCTGCATCAAAATCA